AAGGGTGTCGAAGCTACCGACCGCCTCCAGCAGCTGCCGGCCGGACAAATGTGCAACTACAAGGTGAAGCTCACTGACGCCAAAGAAGTGGACGCGGAGTTGATCGCTTGGATCAAGACCGCATACGAGGCGGCCGGGTACAAATTATCCCGACGATTGGTGAGCTCATGAGGATGTCCGAATCCTTCTTGGCCTGAGACTTTCCCATGTCGATGTAACTCACCGCCAGTTTACCTATCTTTGACATGAGCCAACTGGTTCCAAATACCCCTTGGCCAATCCAGTAGGCCAGTTCCTCGCGAAACTTGGGATCGGCAAACTCGATGGCATCTCCTCGCACTACTGTGCGAAACCGCGCCATTGAGTAATTTCACGGTGATGCCATTATAAATCAACTCATCAATTGCTTAGCCGGCCTGCGATCGGCATGTGGAATTGAATCTGCAGGAATCGTATAATCACGATTGGCGTCGGCATCCCATTGAAAATCCTCTCTCAAGGCCGATGCTTCATTTGCAAGTGATGTTTATGACCGACGTGACCTCCATTCTCTCGCAAATCGAGGAAGGCGATCCTTCAGCAGCTGAGCAGTTATTGCCTCTGGTGTACGACGAACTTCGCAAGCTGGCCGCTGCAAGACTGGCCCAAGAGAAACCAGGGCAGATATTGCAAGCTACAGCGCTTGTCCACGACGCCTACATCCGTTTGGTGGACGTAGAAAAGGCGCAGCACTGGGACTCGCGGGGCCATTTCTTTGCGGCCGCAGCGGAGGCGATGCGTCGCATCTTAGTCGAACAAGCTCGCCGGAAAGCGAGGGTAAAACACGGCGGCGATTTTCAGCGGGTCGAGCTTGGCGTCGCGGACATCGCCATCACGACGAGCCACGATAAGCTGCTGTCCATTGATGGGGCGTTGAATAAACTCGCTGTTGAAGATCCTCAGGCCGCCCAACTCGTCAAGCTGCGTTATTTCGCCGGTTTCTCCATGACCCAAGCGGCCGAAGCGCTTGGAATTTCTCGCACAAGTGCTTACGAGCAATGGGCTTACGCCCGCGCATGGCTACGTTGCGAAATCGGCGCTGAATAGAAATTCAAAATTTCTAGATTTTTCCGGACGATCCGCCGGAAAGGTCGCATTGTTCATTGGAGTGCGACATGAATAGCCAATCTCAAAAAGCCAAAGATATCTTCGTTGAACTCGTCGGCAAAGTACCGCCGGAGGAGTGGGAAGATCGTGTGGTCGAAGCAAGTGGCGGTGACCAAGAGCTTGTTGTTCGCGTGCGAGCCCTTCTCCGCGCTCACGCAGAGCCGGACAGCTTTTTAGAAAGGCCGGCCATTGCGAATCAACCGGATCCCACCGTCGACATGCCCGTCTCCGAGATGCCCGGAACCCAGATCGGTCCCTACAAACTGCTGCAGCAGGTTGGGGAAGGGGGAATGGGCAGCGTCTGGATGGCCGAGCAGCACGAACCTGTGCGGCGGCGGGTGGCCCTCAAGTTGATAAAGCCTGGTATGGATAGCCGCCAGGTCCTGGCCCGCTTCGAAGCTGAGCGCCAGGCCCTGTCGATGATGGACCACCCCAACATCGCCAAGGTCCTCGATGCCGGAACCACCGACAGCGGCCGGCCTTACTTCGTGATGGAACTAGTCAAGGGACAGCCCGTCACCCTGTACTGCGACGAACACCATCTCACCCCGCGCGAACGGCTGGAGTTATTCCTTCCCGTGTGCCATGCCATCCAGCATGCGCATCAGAAAGGAATCATCCACCGGGACATCAAGCCCTCGAACGTGCTGGTCGCCGAATACGATGGTCGTCCCGTGGCCAAAGTGATCGACTTTGGCGTGGCCAAAGCGGTCCATCAGCCGCTGACCGAAAAGACGATGTTTACGGGGCTGGGACAGATCATCGGGACGCTGGAATACATGAGTCCCGAACAGGCCCGGGTCAATCAGCTGGACATCGACACCCGCAGCGACGTTTATTCGCTGGGAGTCCTGCTGTATGAGCTACTGACCGGGAGCACGCCGTTTGACAAGAAGCGGATGCGCGAAGCAGCGTTGGATGAATTGTTGCGGATCATCCGCGAGGAGGAGCCACCCAGACCGAGCACCAAGCTCAGCAGCAGCCAAACTCTCCCGAGCATAGCCGCCAATCGCAAAACTGAGCCCGCGCGATTATCGACGCTGGTACGCGGCGAGCTCGACTGGATCGTGATGAAGGCGCTGGAGAAAGACCGCAATCGGCGGTATGAGACGGCCAACGGGTTTGCGATGGACATCCAGCGGTATCTCAACGACGAAGCGGTGTTGGCTTGTCCGCCAAGCGCTGGATATCGCTTCCGCAAGTTCGCCAGGAAGAACAAAGCCTTGTTGGGAGCAACGGCAGCAGTAGCCGCGGCTCTGGTCATCGGCCTGATTGGCACGACCTGGCAAGCGATCCGTGCGACGCGTGCGGAAGAGCGGGCTATCGCGAGTGCCGAGCGGGAAGCGGAACAGCGCCGGACTGCCGAGTCCGCAGCTGCGGCCGAACGAGAGGCGAAAGAAGCAGAGGCAGCTCAGAGAGCAGCAGCAGAGGAAGCGGAAAAGAAGGCGGTGGAAGAGGCGGCGATTGCCAAGGCGGTACAAGACTTCCTGCAAAATGACTTGTTGGGGCTGGCGGGTGCCGAAGCCCAACTCGACGCCAACCTAAAGCCGGATCCCGATCTGAAACTGAGCACGCTGCTCGACCGTGCTTTGTTGAAGGTCGAGGAGCGATTCGCAGACCAACCGCGAATCCGTGCTGCAGTTCAAGCGACATTGGCTAATGCCCTACTCAGCATCGGTCGTTATACAGAGGCCGCCGAGCTTTTTGAAAAGGTTCAACGGCATCTCGATCAAGCTTTTGGCCCCAAACATCCTTCAACACTCGCGACCATGTACAATCTGGCAGCGGCGTATATGGGAACCAACCAGAACAATAAGGCCTTGTCGCTTCTCGAGCGAACACTAGAGCTTGGGAAATCAACTCTCGGCCCCGAGCATCCTGACATGCTAAAAAGCATGAACCGCCTGGCATTGGCGTACCAAGCTTCTGGCCAATACGACAAAGCCATTCTGATACTTGAGCAGACGGTGGAGCTCAAAAGATCAAGCCTCGGACTGCAGCATCCCGCCACACTCGACAGCATTCACAATTTGGCAACAGCATATATCGACGCAGATAAATTGAACTTGGCTGTGCCATTGCTCGAACAGAATCTAGAACAAACAAAGGCTGCGGAAGGAGCTAGCCACCCCAACACGCTGTTGAGCATGAACAATTTGGCAATGGCATACCGCGAGACAGGCGAGTTATCAAAAGCTCTTCGGCTCTTCGAGGAATCGCTGGAGTTAATGACCGCCGTACTCGGCCCAAAACATCCGAATACGCTTACCTGCATGAATAACTTGGGAATGGCTTACTACGACAACAACGATGTGGTCAAAGCGATCCCGCTTTTTGAGCAAACACTAGAGCTAAAGAAGGAGACGCGTGGCCCAAACCATCCTGAAACCCTTATGAGTATGTACTGCTTAGCTACGGCCTACTCGAGGATCGGCGAATATCGCAAATCGATCGGACTTCACGAGTACGTACTGGAACATAGAAAATCTCAGCTCGGCCCCGAACACCCGGCTGCAACCGCAAGCATGTACAACTTGGCGTGGGTTTATGTTGAAGTAGGCGATCTACAAAAAGCCGAGTCTCTATACGAGCAATCCTGGATGTTGCGTAAGAAACGACTCGGCAATGATCATCGTCATACTCTGGATAGCCTCGAAGAACTAGCGTTGACCTGTGAACTCCTGGGTGATCACAAAAAAGCCTTGGACCTAGGACGAATCGGTTTAGATTCAAAAAGGCTGCATTCGCCGAGCGAAGCGTTGGATAAGCGACAGCGGGCTGTCTTTTTATTGATCGTCGCAAACAGTCTAAATCGACTTTCACGATGGGCTGAGGCGGAAGCAGCAGCTCGTGAGGCGGTGGCGATCCGACTGGAGCAAATGCCCGACGAGTGGGGATACTTCAATGTCCTGAGTCATCTCGGCGAAAGCCTTAGGGGACAGGGAAAGCTCGAGGAAGCGGAACCCATCTTGCTTCAGAGTTACCACGGGATAATGAGACAAGAACACAAAATCCCTGAGCGATCCAGGAAGCGTATTCTTCAGCAAGCCTGTGACAGGATAACTCAATTCTATGAATCCTCCGGCAATGACAACGAATTGGAGCATTGGCGTAAAATTCGGAAATCCTACGCCGATGGCGGAGAAGAAATCGACGAACCACGCCTTTCTGAAAAGGACGAGGTTAATTCTGGTGGCTAGTAACAGAACTCTTATGCGAGCGAGTGCCTTCAGTGGCGAGGACTCCCAGAAGTAGCTCAATCTCAAACTCAATGATTAGTGGAAAGGAAGTAAATGACATCCCTTCGCCATACTATTACATTCAAACATTGGTTTGTGCTTACGGCAATGATCATAAGTCTGCTGTGCAATGAAGCCAGTGCTCAAAAGCCCAATAGGGGCGGAGGCGGATCGACGTCCGTCGGTTTCAATATCGTCGCATTGGATTCAGGGACTTCATTCGCGTCGGACATCTCTCAGAAAACACCGGATGGCAGACGTTGGATAGCCGGCTCGGTTGACTCCTCCGCGTCGGGCAATTCTCGGGCCGCATGTTGGCTCTTGAGTGGATCGGGTAGTCAGGCCCAAATTTCTCGGTATCTGTTGACAGACTACGGAGGCAGCCAGGCGAATGGAGTATCGGCCGGAGGTGCCATTGTTGGGCAAGGCCAGCAACTAACTGGCCAAACCGTCGGATTCCATTGGCATGACGCGTTGAGCAACCCGATTGAATTGATTGGGATGCCGGAAGAGAGCTTCAGCTTCGCCACAAAGTTGAATTCTTCGGGCATGGTAGTCGGCGGCTCCTCTCGGGATCTGGATGGGCAGACAGAGACTCATGCCCTTGCCTGGCGAGTCTATGAGGGTCAAGCGACGTTGCCTATTATCTTGCCATCGCTACCCACTTATGGTGACATGTCAAACTACGATGTGATTCATGCCATTTCCGAGGTCAATGCGGAAGGACGAGCTTTCGCGATCGGGATGTCGAACGGCGTGCCCGTGGCTTGGGGGATATTGCTCATGGCTGACGGCGACTTGGAATCGGATGCAACTCCAATCGTCTTGGATACCGCGGGTGAAGCATGGGGAGTCAATCGAAATGGAGCCGTGTGTGGACACGACGTGGCAAACGCAGTGATTTGGAATGGCGCCACGAAGACAATCCTTTCGTGGGACGCAAATACGTTTTTGCAGAGAGGCATTCCCACGGGAATCAATGCGACACGATTCGTTGTCGGGTTCGGAAGAGACAAAAAGACTAGTCGCGAACAGGCTATTTTTTGGTCAAGTCCCACCAGCACCATGCAGTCACTGGACCGCTTCCTGCCGAAAAGCAATTCGCCGTTCACTTACCTCAAGTATGCAGCAGCCATCAACGACGAGCAAGAAATTGTTGGTTACGGTTGGCACAGCACAAGCGGAATGACGCGGGCATTCCTTGCGTTGCCGAAATAAGCGACTAGTTCGTCGCTAGGAGACTTATCCTACCTACTGATATCCGTTTTCGTTTTCCGGGCAGAACAGGCTTGCGCACTGCACGGAACCAAAACCGCAAATGCGCGAGCAGAATCTGAATTCAAAAGGTGCTTCCATGAATTACTTTGGTGCTAAAACGCTTGCTTTGTGTGGTTTATTGACGTTCGGTTTGTTGCTGGAGGCAAGCCCCTCAATGGCGCAATCGTCCGGATTCGAGGAACGGACGTTTATGTACTGGGTTCCACAGGGCGAAGTGCCGCCGGACTTCAACAGTCCTACGTCGATTGCCGTGGTTGTGGCGGGACCATCGAATGCCCAGGACCAAGTCGAGTTTGCCGAATATGGCCTCGCTCCCGAACTGCGCGGCACTCTGTGGCAAAGTCGCCCCACAAGACACATTCGGTCCGGCGGACAAGCTGATAGCGGGACGATCTATTGGAAAATCGACGCCGAGCATCCTGAACCTCCCACTGCCGGAACAATCGCGTTCACTGGGCTTGAAAGTCCGTTCATTCTCTCACAGAAGGTGTATCGTATTAAGGTCTGCACTAGCGGAAATTGCGGTGGCTTTGCCAACGATGGGAAATGGCACGTCCCGAGTTCCGGAGGGACTGACACAGTTGTCATCGTCAAGGCGATATTTCTGCGATAGCTTTCATGAACTCCAAAGGATCCAACAGCAAGTTAAAAGAAGGAAGCATTTGGATTCCGTGGCCTAGCTGTTGCAAATCGTTAGAAGTGTGGTGGCATTTTCTCGAATTGCGTTTCGCTGGACAATCCTCGTAGCAAATCCAAGAAACCGCCTCCATCTAGTTGGTCACCGCAACGTGACCATCCCGTTCAAGACCCGCTGGCTCATCCCAGCGGGTCTTTGCGTTTCTACCAAGAACTCGGGGCTTTTACTGAACTTTGACATAAGCCCACTGGTTCCAAATACCCCCTGGAAAGTCGGTCGGATCAATTTGCCACGGCGTGGTCGTTGGTGAGTTGTCTTTCAACGCTGTCGCCCTCCAGTAAGTGTAACGGGCTGCTAAGTGGAAGATTTGGGAATTTTCCCAAACCCCACTAATGGGATTTTAGCAAATTTCTGATTTCATTTTCCCAACGATTTATTGGGTTTGCTGGTCTTGCGCCTGGGAATTTTTGATTTTTCCCAGCCGTTTTGGGAATTTTCGCCAGTAGCGGGTGACAGGTCTGATTCACAACAGGAAACAGCCCGCAAACGAGCGGGCGGGCCTCACAGGCTTTAACTCTCGGACCTGTCGCCTGTGGGGCCTCATTCAGGAGGTCCGCTCATGTCAGAAGATCATTCTATCAATCTTGCCGACGACAATTTTGTTCGAAGCATCATTCACCGCCAGGTTGGGAAGCTAATTGCCAAGTCCGGCTTTACTCAGCAGGATCGTGACGATCTGGTCCAAGAGGTCTACGTCAGGGCAACCAAAAGCCTCCGGCTCTATGACCCTTCGGTCGGCCATCTCTATCCCTACGTTTGCACTGTAGTTCAGCGCCATCTGGTCAATGTCATTCGCGATCGCTCTGTGGCCAAGCGCTCGACTGCTCGTCGAGTGAGTCTGAGCAAGGTAGTCCGAAGCGACGACGGTGGCACCACAGAGATGTCTCAGACCTTACACGATCGCGACCAAGATCGACGGCTAGGACGCTCACGCCCGTTGGGCGAAGAAGAGCTGAATGACCTGCGAATGGATCTAGCGGCCTTCATGGGGAAGCTGCCTGAGAAGTTTCAAGAAATCCTCAGACTGCGTCAAACCCTCACGATTTCTGAGATTTCACGCGACCTTGGCATTCCACGCACCACACTCAACGACTGGTTCTCTCAGATCCGCAAGCTCTTCGAAGAGGCGGGATTCGAAAGATATTTGGAATCGTGACCGTCAACTCAGCTGTGGACCGGGTATTCCAACAGGTAGAGAAGCGTATTTTTCAGTCTAAGCATTCAAACCACAGGAACCAAGTATATGAGCTCGACTTTGAACGTCCAGAAACGCGTGACCATTTCGCTGGCATTGCACCGCTATCTAAGGGCCGTGGATCGATTTGAGGATGCCTCCAATGAATTCAACGAAGCATGCAAAGCAATTCGTAGTTCACTTCCAAAACCCAGCAGATTCGTGGCCCAGGTTTCACACCAACACTACCTGGTGACCAGCGATCAAGACGGCAATTTCGAGGTGGATCAGATCGATCTGGTTTAACAAATTCACATGCATCCCCCCATTGGTCGTGTCCAACGAGAGCTCGCCTACTATGTCAACGCAACCTAAACCCAATGAACCTGGACAGCGGCAGTGCCTCAAATGCAGCCAGATGTTCCAGTCCAGAGGGGCGGGGAACCGCATCTGCAAGAAGTGTTCGGCCGTGAACGCTGCACTACATGTGAGTGAAGCAGAAATTGCCCGTGAGCGCGGAGCCAAGAGGATGAACGGTCTGCCACTGGATCCACCCAATTCCTACGAATCGAGTTTCTTTTAGCCAACGAATTTTATCACAGATGTCACATATTTCCACACCTGTTGACGCGACCGATAAGACGCTGCTGACGTACTCGGCGCTCAACACCTTTCGTAACTGTCCGCGCAAGTACAAGAATCGGTATCTTGACCAGCTGAGACCGCGAGAGCGGCCGGAGGTCCTGTCGTTTGGCAGTGTTGTTCACAGTGCAATTGAGCTGTGGTACCGCTCACAGGTTGGGATGGCTCGACTTGAGACGGTGCTAAACGCTATCGACCAGGCATTTGGAAATCGCGCTGGCGACTCCCAGCAGCTGGCTGCCTGGCATTTGGCCACAGCCATGATGCGAGGTTATGCCGAGCGTTATGAGACTGAAGATTTTGAGATAGTCGAAGTTGAGAAGGAGTTTAACGGTGAAATCCGCAATCCGGAGACTGGGAGGCTGAGCCAAACATTTCGAATGGCAGGCAAGGTGGACGCCATAGTGCGCTGCCACGACGGCTTGTATCTGCTCGAGCATAAAACTGCCTCGACTGTTGATGCCAACTATCTGGACAAGCTGTGGACCGACACGCAGATCGCCCTCTACTGCTACTACCTGCGGGAATTGGGCTACCCGATTGTTGGTGTGATCTACAACGTGCTGCTAAAAAGCCGCCTGAAGCAGGGCAAAGGCGAGACGCAGGCCGAATACGAGGCACGCAAAGCGGAACTGGCAGCCAAAAACAAGAGCGGCAAGTCAACGGCCAAGCGACAGTTACCGGAGACTGACGAGGAGTATCAGAGCCGGTTGTTAGAGTGGTATTCCCGGCCTGAAGCCTTCCATCGCGAGTACATCTATCTCTCGGAAGATCGCCTGGCCATGTTGCAGGACGAAGTCTGGGAGATCACCCAGCAGTATCTGGACGCCAGGCGGCGCGGAAAGTGGCTGCTTAATACATCCAACTGCTTTTTATTTCAGCGACCCTGTGAATATCTGCCTTACTGCCAGTCAGGATTCAATCCCAACGTGGCTGGCAATTTGTATGAGATTGCTCTGCCGAACGAAGAACTAGGGCAGTCCGGAGTCGCGAGTCTGGAGTCGGGAGAAGAGCCGTTTTAGCGTCTGAATGAACGAATTAGCCCATTTAGTACTTTTGCAGACTCAGCACTTAATTCCTGGAGTTTTGTTGATGGCTCGACATCTAAAAATCCTAAACGCGATGCAAGCGAGACCTGGTACTCAAGCTCTCGGAGCGAACCGTAAGCGATTTCAAGAAAACGTACAAATTCCAGCTCTGACTGGCGCGCCGCTCCCTCAACGATGTTGCTTGGCACAGACACGGCGGCACGACGCATTTGCGAGGTCAAACCAAAGAGCTCCTCCTTCGGAAACTGTCGAGTGAATTCGTAAACAAACAAAGCCAATTGGTCCGCCAATTCAAACGCCCTGAGCTTTGTGTGATCTCTCATAAAAATCTTCCTCATGATTCCAGACAAAGGACTTAACACTACTGATGAATTCTAACTCCAGGCTCCCGACCCCGGACTCCCCACTAATTTTGCCCACGGAACCATCAAAACCTGTTACCGAACTCGGCAAACAAACCATCCTGCTGTACTCGGCTCCCAAGTTGGGAAAAAGTACCATGGCTTCAAGATTTCCATCCGCAATCTTTCTGGAATGTGAACCAGGCCTCAATCACCTGGAAGTCTTTAAGGTACCTACCTATTCCTGGGAGGCATTCCTCGAAGCATGCAAGTTGATTGCCAAGGGTGATCACAATTTCCAAACAGTGGTCATCGATACAGTCGACAACGCCTTCAAAATGTGCTCCGAGCACGTGTGTGCCAAGCATGGTATTGAGTATGAAGGCGACATGGCTCACGGCAAGGGTTGGGCGCTGGTCAAAAACGAGTGGCATCGCGTACTGACCAGACTGGCCAGTCTGCCTTACGGCCTGATTCTCATTTCACATGCGGTCGACAGAACGATCGAAACGCGGACTGGCGAGTACACCAAGACGGTGCCCAGTCTGCCGGACCGAGCCCGCAATGTAGTTCACCGAAGTCGCTAATTTCTTCACCATGCGCAAATCGGATGGTGGCTACATTCCTGTCGGCACCAACCCTCCTAAAGCGCTTGCCGAGAATATTCTAGCACAAACAGACTGGGACCTCCCGCCACTTGCCGGCGTGGCTCGCGCTCCCATCTTGCGAGGCGATGGAACCATTTGCACAACGCCTGGCTACGATTCCACATCGAGGTTGATGTATTGTCCTGACCCTTCGCTCAACCTCAGACCAGTCCCAGAGTATCCTTGCGGCGAAGAAGTCCGCGCGTGCGTTGATATTCTCCTGCAGGTAATCGATGAGTTCCCGTTCGTTGATGATGCAAGCCGCGCCAATGCACTGGCGATTTTGTTTTCGATACTGATGCGTCCGGTCATCAAGGGACATGTGCCGCTGGCTATTGTCGACGCTCCAATGCAAGGGACCGGCAAGTCGTTGCTGATCACCGTGCTAGCGAAGATAGCAGTGGGCAACGTTTCGTCCGAGTCGATTCCTGCCAAGCAGAATGAAGATGAATGGCGGAAGAAGATCTTGCCTTGCACCCAAGAGCCACCGACGTTTCGATTGCGGTTGGAAATTTTGGTGATCGTCAGGTCCAGGTCGTGGGTGGTCATTTTGGTATCTCCGGTTCGGGGGTTATGAAATGCGTGGCATTAACACACATGAGCCATGAACTTTTGGTGCTTGCAAGCCGAAGGGGAAAAAACGCGCGAAATTACTCGGAATTCTTTTCCCCATACCTTTGGGGCTTCCATTTAGCCGTCGCGGTAGTTCTCCCAAGCCCGCTTGCTGCCGTAGCAAATCTGCCCACCTTCAACGATGTAGATCGTGTTGTCTTGGGCGACGTCTTGGTCGTCGTCATCCGAGTCATCTTCATCGGCTTCATTCATTTCGCGGCCGCTGGTCACGCCGCAGATTCGGTTCTCGAACGGCCAGTTCTGTTGGGTCATCAGGCGGCCACCGAGTTCTATCGTGAGAACCAGCCGGCAATGGACGAGGGCGCTGTCGTTGCTTGGCAGGAGCGATTCAACTATGACGAACTTTCGGCCATCCAGCATGCGATGAATCTCAAGTTGCAGGACAAAGCGGCCTTCTTTGCTGAATACCAGAATGAGCCACTGATAGAAGAGACCGTGACCGATGGTATGCTGGGTGCGGAAGAGGTAGCGACCAAGGTAAACCGCATTGAGCGTGGTCTAGTCTCCATTGGAGCGAACCACTTGACCGCGTTCATCGACGTCCAGCAGAAGCTGTTGTTCTATCTTGTCGCTGCCTGGGAGGATGATTTCACTGGCTATGTCATCGACTATGGTTGTTATCCGGATCAGCATCGGCCATACTTCACTCTGCGTGAGACACGTCAGACGCTGAGTTCTACAGCATCGGGTACAGGACTCGAGGGATCAATCTACGCTGGCCTTGAGTGTTTGACTTCGAAACTACTGGACCGAGAGTGGCAGCGCGACGATGGAGCTGCAATGCGGATCGGGCGCTGTCTGATTGACGCCAATTGGGGGCAATCAACCGACGTGGTCTACCAGTTTTGTCGGCAGTCAAGGCACGCCGCTGTGATCATGCCCAGCCACGGTCGGTTCGTTGGAGCCTCAAGCCTACCGTTCAGCGAGTACCGTCGCCGGCCAGGGGATCGAGTTGGGCTCAACTGGCGAATCCCCAATGTGCATGGAAAACGAGCCGTACGCCACGTTGTTTACGACACCAACTGGTGGAAGTCGTTTATCAATGCCCGACTGCGTGTGGCCATGGGGGATCGTGGTTGCCTGTCGATATTTGGTGCTAACCCAGAGACCCACCGGCTGTTGGCGGAGCACCTGACCTCGGAATACTTCATCAAGACGCAGGCCCGCGGCCGAAGCGTGGACGAATGGAAACAGCGACCCGAGCAGCCTGACAACCACTGGTTCGACTGCCTGGTTGGAGCAACTGTTGGAGCTTCCATGCTCGGGTGTGTGCTTCCCGGAACAGACGCCACTGTAACGTTGAAGCCTGGCCGCCTAAGTTTTAAGGATTTGCAGTACAAAAAAAGAAAGTGATCTACAAATCCCAACCGTGCTTAGGATGGCATTTGTCTGAACGTGAATGTCGTGCAACGCGGCTTTAGGCTCGCAGCCAAAACGCTAAATGACGGTTCGTCCTGAGCGTGCGAGGACCTTCGCGATTCAAGTCGAAGACCGATTCACGGCCCGGAGGAACATGAACCTTGCTAGACGACGCCCCAGTGGTTTGCACTTATGTCCCGAACCTTTGCGTCGCGACTTCAACAGGCCAGCCAACGGACTGGCCCACCGGTCCGATGGGCGCTAGGCGGAAACAGCCAAGCAGCCTATTACACCAGAAATAACTTTACGACAAAGGAACCGATGGTTACAATACATCTTACAACAATCGACAAGTTCCGACAGGCTGCAAAGTTGTCGCCGATAAGTTCAGCATCGATCATTCTAGAACCAAATTAGGCTTACACTTAATGCCCCAGTTCCTTGCTATTGTGGCATATCGCAGTCTTGTTGAGGGAGTGTCAAGTGGTTCGATTGACTTGCAAGTTCGGTGGTTCGACGCAGCCGACGATTCCGTAGTGCGGCAAACCATCGAGGCTGAACCGAACTGTGCATATAGGAATGGCACCGATGAATCAGTCGCATGGGAGTTGGCAGAAATCTTTTCCATCGAGCCGTTTTCTCCTCGAGTATCAGGCGAAGAAGTTGTCGGCTTTATTGCTAACGCAGATGAAATCGCTAATCTCGCTTAACAATGTGCGGCAGTTGAGTCGCCTGTCTATCTGCTATCAGGCCAACGACTAAGAGGCCGTACATGCGACGAGTAAAGAGTAAAGTGCGCCGTTCTGAAGTTGCACGAACAGGTCAGATACCCGTTGGCTCAGACGTCCATCACCACCACCTCCGCAATCCGTGCATCAGATATCTAGATCGCGTCATTCGCCATACGGAGTCCCTGATTTCGTCCGGCAAGTGCCATTCAGAATGGGGCAGGAAGCGTATCGAGGCTTTGCAAAAAATACTTGAGGCCAAGGAAAGGAGGCTTCAAAAGAAACGTGGGAGCGAATGAGCAGGAAAGGGCCGGATTACCAGAGAATTGCACGGTGGTGGCGGTGTCCGGGCATCTCGAAGTGGATGATCAATTCCCGCCAGGCCGTGAATTCCGACGTTCGCGCCCATGAGGGCGTGTCATTTGTATTGGGCAGTGCGCTTAAACCCGCACGAATTCCAATGCTTGATGTAGCGATGATACAACTCTACCCCCTCCAGTAAGGGGCATCGTCGACCAAGTCTCGAATCGGCACACCCGTGAGAACAGCGCCATTGCGAAAGCGAACTGTCGCAGTGTCATCTTCGATCGCAACCAATATGGGTTGTTCACCTTGGGTGTAGGAACGACTCAGTGGAACGGGCTTGCCAATCATTTTTCTCAACAGGTTCTGATGCTGATGAGCTTCAGCATTGAAATCTATCTCTTTCTCTTTGCGACCTCGGTTGAGAGACACGGCTGAACTCCGTTTCAATGAACTTTGGGACATAACCAGAGATCAAAATGACTCAAACGCAGGACACCTTAGGTCATTAATCAAAAAAAGTTTCGGAAAATCGTCTGCCGAATCCGTCACTTCGCGGCCATTCCGGGTATTCCTACAGATAGATGACCGAATGTCGTCTGTGGGAGTGTCCCAAAGCCATGTCCGCTGACTTGACCGAGACTAATTGCGAGAGCTCCAAAGGCAATCGCCAAAGTGTGGCGATCAAAACTATTTCCGAAAATCTGAGGCTTTTCGTTCGTCCGACAGCTCACTTCGCGTGTAACCCTACAGTTAGGGAAACATTTTTTCCGTCACCGATTAGGCAACCCAATGTCCAGTGATTTACAGGAAACCATTCGCGAGAGTGCCAAGGCACCGGCCAAGGCATCCGGGGATGCCGGGAGTGTCGAGCAACACAAGCTTCCCGACCAGATCGCAGCAGACAAGTATTTGGCAAGTAAGCAGGCGGCCAGTTTAAAGAATCGAGGACTTCGGTTTAACAAGCTCGTGCCACCGGGTGCGGACTGATCTAGCCCAACTGTGGGTAACTCAATTTCTCTTCTCAGCGGGTGTCGGGTTTCAGTAAAGGGATTGATTCACGGATGTTCAAAACGTTGTTAGGAATACTGAGCAAGGGAAAAGGTCGTGAAAAGCGATCCTTCGACTCTGGAAGCTCTGCCCGACACCCTTTTTCGCTTTCGAGGCTGCTGGGCCGCTATGACGCTGCCGTGACCACGCCGGACAATGCACGCCACTGGATGGCCGCAGATGGACTTTCCGCCAACGCGGCCAATCGACCGGAGATTCGCAGAATCCTTCGAAACCGGGCTCGGTACGAGGTTGCCAACAACTCCTACGCTCGAGGCATCGTGCTCACTTTGGCCAACGATGTCATCGGCACTGGCCCACGGCTTCAGATGCTGACCGACTCTAGTGAAGCCAATCGGCGGATCGAACAGGAGTTCATGGCTTGGTCGAAGGCAGTTCGACTGCCAGAGAAGCTGCGTACCATGCGGACGGCTCGAGCAACCGATGGAGAGGCATTTGCTTTGCTTACCAACAACCCAGCCCTGCCCACGCAAATCCAACTTGACCTGAGGCTCATCGAGGCCGATCAAGTAACCAGCGTCGAGTTAGGGTCTGCACTGGATAATTCCGTCGATGGTATCGAGTTTGATCAGTTTGGCAATCCGAAGCGGTATCACATTCTGCGTGGACATCCGGGCGAGGGACAATTCCGCTTTCCATACCAACATGACTCGGTGCCAGCTTCCTCGGTTCTTCACTGGTACCGAATGGACAGGCCCGGTCAGGCCCGCGGCATTCCGGATATCATGCCGGCTCTTCCACTGTTCGCCCAGCTACGTCGATACACATTGGCTGTACTGGCAGCCGCTGAGACTGCGGCAGACTTCGCTGGGATTCTCTATACCGATGCTCCAGCCGGAGGAGAGGCTGATGCGGCTGAACCATTTGAACCCATCGAGTTAGAAAAGCGCGCACTACTGACCATGCCCGGTGGATGGCGTATGGAGCAGATGCGTAGTGAACAACCAAGTACGAGCTACGGTGAGTTTAAACATGAACTGCTCAATGAAATAGCCCGCTGTCTCAACATGCCATACAACGTGGCCTCAGCCAACAGTTCGGGATATAACTATGCGAGTGGTCGTTTAGACCACCAAACCTACTACAAAGCCATCCGTGTCGAACAGTCGCACCTGGAGTGCGCGGTGCTGAACCGTCTTCTATCGGCCTGGTTCGACGAGGCTGCGCTGCTAACAGATTTTCTACCCGCGGGCCTCGGCCCAATCGCTAGCTGGCCTCATCAATGGTTCTGGGATGGTCATGAACATGTCGACCCTGCCAAAGAAGCCAATGCACAGGCCACTCGCTTAGCCAGTCATACGACCACCCTTGCCGACGAGTACGCGCGGCGCGGTCAGGACTGGGAGACCCAGCTACGGCAGCGAGCCAAAGAACTCTCTTTGATGAACCAGCTTGGGCTGGTGACATCTCAACTAACCCCCATGGAAGATCCGGAGGATGCGGATGACGTTGACGAAAAAGAAGCCACTCGAGCCGAGTGAAAGCGGGCAGACACAGGGCAACTTGCTGTTTACGGCAAGCTGCACTCTGGATCTGGAAGCAGCCAAAGATGACTCCTCGCCTGGCGCTCTGCCGCGCTTTCGCATGGTCGCCTACACGGGTACTCCCATGCGGATTGGAGGTTGGCGACACCCTGTGATCATCGATCTAGCTGGGCTCAGTATCCCGTCACAATCCAGGCCGATTCGCTTTGGACATGATCCACTTTCGGGTGTCGGGCATACCGACTCGATCCGTGTGGAAGCCGGGTTGCTGGTCGCCAGCGGTGTGGTTTCGCGCGACACACCGGCCGCCCGCGAGGTGGTTGTCAGTTCCAAGAATGGCTTTCCTTGGCAGGCTTCGGTTGGCGCCAGCGTCGAGGAGTTTGAGTTTGTGAAGGAAAGTCAAAAGGTCACCGTGAATGGCCAGCAGTACTCAGGCCCACTGAACGTGGTGCGCAAGAGCTCACTGGGAGAAATCAGCTTTGTGGACCTGGGTGCCGACGGTGCCACCAGCGCCAGTGTGGCCGCTGTCAGTCAACCTGCCTCCGGAGAACCAATCATGGACGAGCCACTAGTTAGTAGTCAACCTCAGATGGAGGTTCCGGCCGCCCAACCCGTGGAGCCAATCTCTAACAGCACCAGTGCGCCTCCAGCAGCTGACTTTTCGCAACAACTGGAGGCGTTCCGAGCCCAGCAAGCCGCTGAAACGCAGCGTATCGCGTCGATTCGGAGCATTTGTGGCGGCCGTCACAGCGACATCGAGGCCAGAGCCATTCGTGAAGGCTGGACAGAACAGCGCACTGAACTCGAGGTGCTTCGCGTGCAGCGCCCAGCTCTAGCCGCCATTCATGTTCCCGAGAACGGCATTAGCTCAGCCGTGCTAGAGGCGGCCTGCTTGCTAGCGGCCGGGCACAGCGATGTCCAGCAGACAACTGATGAAAAGACACTCGAACTGGCTAGCAAGAGGTTTCGTGGAGGTATTGGACTTCAGGAGCTGCTTCTCGAGGCTGCCTGGGCTAATGGTTACACGGGACGCAATTTTCGCGACAGCCGAAGCGTGCTGCGATTCGCATTTGGCCGGACAGTCGAAGCCGCAGGATTTTCCAATATCGACATTGGTGGCATCTTGTCGAACGTGGCCAATAAATTCCTGCTTGAAGGATTCTTCAGTGTGGAGCGAACTTGGCGCAATATCTGTGCTGTCCGCAATGTGAGTGACTTCAAGACCGTCAACAGCTACCGGCTGATCGGTAAAGATCAGTATGAACTGGTGGCACCCGGTGGAGAGATCAAACATGGGACTCTCGGCAACGAGACCTATAGCAACCGTGCGGATACCTACGGTTTGCTGCTGGCGATCGACCGACGGGACATCATCAACGACGATCTGGGAGCCATCACCACGGTACCGCGCAAGCTGGGCCGTGGTTCGGGCCTGAAGATCAACGACGTGTTCTGGACTACGTTCCTGAACAACGCGAGCTTCTTCACGGTCGGCAACAAGAACTTTCTCACTGGGGCTGACACGGCGCTGTCGATCGATGGACTGACCAAGGCCGAGACGGCGTTCATGGATTTGACCGACTCTGAGGGCAAGCCCATTGGCATCATGCCAGCTATCGCGCTGGTGCCAACACCGCTTTCAGCCATTGGCACTCAGCTCTTTAAGTCGCTGGAACTACGCGATACCACGCCCAACGCCAAGTTTCCGATAGCTAACCCGCATCAAGGCAAGTTCCGGATCGAGGTCAGTCGCTACCTGTCCAACACGACCTACACGGGCAACTCGACCAAGGCCTGGTACCTAATGGCCGAGCCCACCGATCTGCCAGTGATTGAAGTGGCATTCCTGAACGGCCAGGAAGCTCCCACGATCGAAACGGCTGAGGCTGATTTTAACGTGCTGGGTGTGCAGATGCGCGGCTATCACGATTTTGGCTGTGCGATGCAAGATCCACGCGGTGCCATCAAGAGCAAGGGCGAAGTTTAGTCCAGTCAATCACAGTGAAGTAACAGGAGAGTTTTACAAGCCATGAAAGCCATTCGAGTTCATTCTGCGGACAACATCGACTACACGCCGCCGGCAGATTTGGCCGCTGGCAGTGTGGTCGTCCAGGGCACGCTGATCGGCATCGCCACGAGGCAGCTTCTGGCTGGACGGATTGAGTCACTTGCCATCCAGGGAGTCTTTGACGTGGAGAAGGCAGCTGGGGCTGTCACTGCAGGCCAGGTCATCTACTGGGATTCAGTCGCTCAGCTGGCAACCACCACTGTCGGCAGTAACACGCTGATGGGTAAGGCTGTCCGAGGAGCCCTGGGCGGCGACACCCGAGTTCGTGTCTTGCTGACTCCGTAACCACCGCTTTCCCCAAATTCGCATTCCGTTCACTCCGTAACCACCGCTTGCCCCAAGTCATCCACAACAACCGAGTTTAATTCAGTTTATGTCAACCACTCAAGGAGTACCCATGAAACTGCCCGTGCTTCGCACCAACTATTTCAAAACCTGCCTACCGGTTCTGTTGCTGCTCTTTGCCGCCAACCTTGGTCAAGCCCACAACCAATCGGAACAGTCTTTTCGAACAGATACTCAGGTTACTGAGGCGGTCCAGGCCGATAGCCCGGCGGTCCGAGTGCGGATCAGCGGAAGCTGTGGTAGTGGCTTTATCGCCGGAGCCGATTCCCAATCAGCCTACATTGTGACCAACGCTCACGTGGTCGGTACGCAGATCGGCCGCGAGGTGACTATTGACATTTTATCGGCCGGTCAAATGCGCTCGCTGCGTGGCCGGGTGATTCTGGCAATGTACCACAGTCAGCGCTTGATCGATGCTGCCATTGTGCGTGTGGATTCTCTAAGAGCCGCACGGTACTTGCCAATGATCAAGGATGTACCTTCCAAAAGACCCTTCAGTACTCGAGGCGCGCCTCGCTGCGTTTGGCCTCTGGTAGTGAAACCTTTTGACCAGGTGATCATTTCCTCAAACAGTCCGCTGATTCGAGGGCTGCCGGACTCGATTCCTGGCCAGTCGGGCTCTGGAATCTACGATGCCGATGGCAATGCCATTGCCCTGCTGGCCTGGAGCTGGGGCGGCTACTGCGCTGGCCAGCAGACTCACTGGCTGTGGAAAGTGGCCTCAGAGCGGAGTCTACTCGGCGTTCCCGGTAGACCCAACGGGCTCCAGGAAGTCTCCCAGGGTCCCGAGGGTGTGCCGTACGTTCGGCCAGTGACCGAGGATGGGATCTTCTTTGAAGGCGCAGAGACCTCAGCGGCTGACTTGATCAATGAGCCCAGCGATCAGCACCCAGATGGCGACTCCTTGATTCGTCCATCAACTGAGGATGGCATCTTTAGCCTGGTGGACAGTCGACTGGCTGAGCTACCCATCTGGGTCACTCCCGGTGGACCCAAGCCGCAGCCCGATCCCTGTCCGGATTGTCCGCCCTGCCCCGAAGTCTGCCCACCCGATCACATGAAGGTCACAGCCAAGGAGCGCGAGCTGATCGAATTTATTAGGTCTCAGCAAGCCGAAACATCGCGGTTTGGCGATCTAATCAAGAGCATCGACTGGGTAGCGCTGGCTAAACAGGTGATTGAAATCATCAAGCTATTCCAGTCGCTTAGTCCGTCGGCAGCCTGAACCGGGAGAGTTACTTGTCGCATCTGCTCCTATGGGGCCAACAATGGTTGAACGAGCAGCTTAAAAAACATGCCTCGCGTGAGGTAGTCTACCAGCGTGGGCCCGACACTGTCACGGTCCAGGCAACCATAGGGCGCACCCTGCTGAAGCTCGATGATGGCTTCGGCGGGGTGCTTTTGCAGTGGACCGACCGAGACTTTTTAATCCCTTCAGCCATGTTAGTCATTGGCGGTCAGCCGATCCTGCCCGAGCGTGGCGACTTGATCCATGAAGTCCAGGATTCCACGGAGTACACCTATGAAGTCCTGGCACCCGGCAGTGAGCCACCGTGGAAATGGTCAGACCTGTACCGATCGCTGCTAAGAATTCACACTAAACAGATTCGAACTCAGCCCGTATGACAGCCATTATTGTAACTCTGACCCAGGCAGTTGTGGAGCAGCTTAATGCGGCCAGCTTCTCACAGACCGTGCTGGCCGAGCGTCACTACCAGCCCAGGTTCGACCTGTCGGAGATGGATATACTCAAGGTGAGCGTAGTACCGCGTGGACTGTCTCTGCGGCCCCTGGACCGAGAGCGCCATGCTTACGAGTACGAGATCGACGTGGCAGTCCAAAAGCGGCTTAGTTCCGAGCTGCAGGCTATTGATGATCTGCTGGAACTGGTCGAGGAGATTGCAGAGCATTTCAAGCTAAATCCAGTGATCGAGCCACTCAAGGCGCGGTGTACTGAGATTCGCAATGCACCAATCTATGCCAGTGAGCATCTGCTGGAGCTGCGCCAGTTCACTAGCGTCATCACACTGATCTATCGCGACCACAGGTAAGGAGCCACTGTAAGCATGACAAGTGTGGATGTTGGCCCATACCGGCTTCGATTTACCAGCGATCAGGGCGTGTCCGAGCAGTTGCCCGGACTGGACTCCTCGGACGATATGCTCAAGGTGAAGTCGATCCAGAAGAAGTTCCGGGATTCCTGGACTCGGCCACTGACCGATCAGTGGGACGTAGTCACAGGTGGTGGTATGACCGCTTCGGTTTGGGCTGGCGTCCTGACGATCGCCTCAACAACCAACGCAGGTGCATTCGCGGAGCTCCTGTCCAAAGAGACCTTTACCATTCCATTCAGAGCCATGATGGCTTTGACCAGTGGAGCCACGCGCCAGGCCAACAACCATCATATCATCGAAGCTGTCTCGGTGGATCCGGTCACGGGTGTCCCCAACGGGCTGCACAGCATGTTTGTGGACATTGGCGGTGCGGCGAGCACTACGGTGACCAACATGCTGTACTATGTCCAAAACGGTGGACTAGCGCCGCTGGCTTCGAGTGCTTCGACAATCGTGACCACTGCCAACTACTCTATCTTAGAGCTTGAACCATTCTCCGATGAATGCTATTTTCATTCACGCACCATGGATGCGACCACCGGCAGGTCCAACTCCTATGTGCGGCATCAGCAGATTCCCGATCCCACGGCAGTCTACAAGCTCCGAATCCGCGCCATGAACCATCAGGCGTTCAGGGGAATCACCAACGCAGTGGCTGGACCGGGAGGAGTCATCCGGCTTACATCGACCGCCCATGGGTATACTGGCAACCCGACCGTATGGGTAGAGTATCTGACAGGTGTGACTAATGGTGGAGCCCCGGTTCGAGGCAACTACTCGGCCACGGTTGTGGACGCCAATACGCTGGATCTGACTGGCACTGTGTTTGGAGGAGGTTACATTGCGGGTTCAGGACTAGTTGCTCTAGCTGCCGCTCCCGCTTCGAACATCCTGCTGCTTTCCCAGTTTATCAACTGCCAGGATTACGCGGAGCTAACCAGTGAGATCACAGCTGGTCGCGGTCAGACTGTAGTCGGGCAGGGTATGGGGGTTGTTCTTACTGGAGCCACGGCATCCAGCACCAACATTGGAACTGTAACGGCCAATGTGGCTGGTCAGGCCGCTCACGATGCTGCGGTCTCAGGTAATCCAGTGCGCATCGCTGGCAGAGCGCTCACGGCTGCCTACGCCAATGTGGCCACTGGTGATGTGGCGGACCTGGTGGCCACTCTGCAGGGAGTGCTTGTGACACGGCCCTGGCAAATACCCGAACTCGAGTGGTCGTTCTCCTCGGCCGCCGGTGGTGTGGTCAATACGAGCGATGTGGTCCTGGCTGCTGCGGCTGGCGCTGGACTGCGGCGCTACGTGACCAGCCTGCAGTTATCGAATAACTCGGCCACTGCTACGGAAGTAGTACTGAGGGACGGAGCTACTATTATCTGGCGTGGGCATCTTGCCGGCAACGCCCCGATGGCTGAAGTGATCTTCACTAATCCACTCAGAACCACGGCCAATACTGCCTTGAATTTTGCGTGCATCACCACTGGTGCGGCGGTCTATGTTAACGCTCAGGGGTACACCGCACCATGATGATTGGCTTTGAAAAGAAACGGCTATTCTTCGATCGACAGATTGTTATCGATGCTGTGGGTGTGGCTACAGCCAAGAATCTGTCCAAGGCGGGTAGTTTCATTCAGCGATCTGCTAGGTCATCGCTGAGGCGCAGGAAAAAGGCATCAGCTCCTGGCGAGCCACCCAGTGTTCACACTCGGGACCGAGTAGCCACGCTGAAAAATATCTGGTTTGTCTTTGATCCGATTAACAAGAGCGTGGTGGTTGGTCCCATGAAGCTAAACACTTCGGCGCTGGTTGGTAGCGACCAGCCAACGGTTCCCGCACTGCACGAGTATGGCGGCTCAGCTGTGGTTGGCAAGGGCATACGCAAGCGGCGTGTCCGCTACCCAGCCCGACCATTCATGGGACCGGCCATGCAGCGCGAGCTACCCAAGTTCGAAGGACTCTGGGCTAAGTCGATTAAGTAATCAGCACAAAGAGAGAATAGTACACGGGAGTCGCTTACATGGCCATCAGACTTGGGCTAGGCGCCAAACTGTATCGCAACGCAGCCGCCAGCGGTACTCCCTCGTGGGTGCTGATCAGTAACGTGCGCGACTTAACACTGAACCTCGAAACGGGTGAAGCCGATGTGACCACACGTGGCAACAACGGTTGGCGAGCTACTATGGCTACGCTCAAGGACGCCTCGCTAGAGTTCGAGATGGTCTGGGACACAGAGGATGCAAACTTTACTGTGATCCGCAACGCATTTCTGGGCAATCAATCGATTCGGCTGGCTGTCCTGGATGACTTCATGGGCGACGGACAGGGAATCTACGCCCGGTGGATGATCACTGCCTTCAGTAGGAACGAGCCCCTTGAAGAGGCCATTACGGTCAGCGTGACTGCCAAGCCCACCTACAGTGCTAATCCACCGCTGTGGGTCGATTCCATGAACTTTGATTTGATCGATTGGTAAGGAGAATCTGTTATGGCTATCAAGCTCGGCATGGATGCGAAGCTGTACCGCAATACGGGTAGCTTTGCGACGCCAGTCTGGAATCTGGTGCCCAATGTCAGAGACTTGACGCTCTCGCTGGAGACCGGCGAAGCCGATGTGACCACGCGTGGCAACAACGGCTGGCGGGCTACTATGGCCACGCTCAAAGACGCGTCAGTCGAGTTCGAAATGATCTGGGACACCGAGGACGAGGATTTTACAGCCGTTCGGAACGCGTTTTTGAATAACACGCCGCTGGAGCTTGCCATCCTGGATGGCCTGGTGACAGTGATCGGTTCCCAGGGGCTGCGAGCTAGTTTTATGATCACTAGCTTTACTCGCAACGAGCCGCTCGAAGAGGCCATCACTGTGAGCGTTTCAGCCAAGCCTACCTATTCTACCAATCCACCAGCCTGGATGACTACAACCTAGTAGCTAGTAGCGGCTGTCAGTCCCGGAGAAACAATCGATCATGAATGGAATCAACATTGGTCCCTTTCCCGTTCGTCCAGCAGCCACTTGGTTTTATGCAGCACCGGTGGCTGGCCTAGCCGTGCTGGAGAGTGCCACGCTGGCTTCAGCCGCTGGTCCTGGGCGCCGGCGACTGCTGACTTCGCTGCAGTTTTCCATGACCGGTGGTGGTCCAGCCACTCTGGTTATCAAGACTGGCTCTACCGTACTTCTACGACTGCCTATCACGTCGAGCATCCCAACATCGATACCACTCCCACAGCCACTTCAGTCGGCAGAGAACGAAGCTCTGACGCTTGAAATCGACGGGCAGGAGGGTACCGGATCAACGGCTGTATTTGTCAATGCACAAGGCTATACGTCATGACTGCGATACAACCTAGTTAGAAAGAGAACCAATGCGAGTATTCAAAGACAATGCCGGAAGGACCTGGACGCTGCAGATCAACGTGGCTGCCGTCAAACGCGTGAGAGCTCTGGTGGGCATCGATCTATACCAACTGGCCAGTGACGGCTTTGAATCGCTTGGCAAACTGGTGAGCAACCCTCTGGATCTGGCTGATGTACTTTATTGTCTGGTCAAGGATCAGGCTGACTCTCAGCAGATCACCGATGAGGATTTTGGCAGGGCCCTTGCCGGTGATTGCATCACACAGGCTGCTGATGCGTTTGTGGAGGAACTGATCGATTTTTTCCCCGATGCCCGCGCTCGCAGCGGGCTCAGGAAGGTGATCGAAGCGGGCCGAAAAGTCAGAGCCAATCTACTGGCCCGAGCCGAGAGCCTGCTGGAGAGCCTCGACCCGGATGCCGAAGCAGCGAAATTGATCGACTCGTTTGGCAACTTGCCGGAATCCTCGGACTCCATCCAGGACCTTTTACGCTTCGAGAGCTCATCGACATGGCCGACGAGCGACTTAAATGTCAGTGGATGCACACATCCGCACTAATGGCCTTGATGGCTAACCTTCAGCGTGATCCTAAGAAGTCACGACCGTTGAAACCAGCCGACTTCAATCCTTACGCCAGGCGGAAGCTGGAGTCCAAGCTGCAGGCCGATGTGAGCATCCTCAAAAAAGTGTTTGTACCAGAGAGAGATCGATAAATGTCAGCCGCCAGAGGGATCAAAGCCGGAGCTGCCTACGTCGAGCTCTACACCAAGAACAGCCCGTTGATCAAAGGACTGCGCGATGCTGAAAAGAAGCTCAAGGCTTTTGGAGCAGGCATCACTGCCATCGGTACTAGAATATCTGGTCTGGGTGCAGCCATAGCTGGTCCCATGCTGGCTAGCACTAGTGTCTTTGCCAGTATGGGTGATACACTGGCCAAGATGAGCGGCAGGACAGGTGTATCGGTTGAAGCACTCTCAGAGCTTGGCTACGCGGCTGATCAGTCGGGAGCCAACCTGGAATCACTCGAAGCTGCTGTGCGGCGCATGCAGAAGCAAGTGGTCGAGGCTGCCAGCGGTTCGGCTTCGGCCGCCGAGTCGTTTCAGAGGCTAGGCATCTCTGTGGAATACCTCAGCAGTCTCTCACCCGAAGAACAGTTTAAATTGATCGCCGATCGGCTTTCGCAGATTGAGGATCCGACACTTAAAGCTGCTATGGCTATGGAGGTATTTGGAAAGTCGGGTACCAAGCTACTGCCGATGATCGCTGATGGAGCTGCCGGGATCGAGGATCTTCAGCAGCAGGCACGGGACCTGGGGCTGACCATTTCCACTGAGGATGCCAAGGCAGCCGAAGTATTCGGCGACCGACTGGATGACCTGTGGAGGGTATTAAAAAGTACTGCGTTCACGATCGGAGCATCCCTGGCTCCCATGCTGGTGGAAGCGGCCAAGGCTGTGACGCGCATCATGGTCATGGTCACTGACTGGGTCAAACAGAATAAGTCGCTGGTCGTGTGGCTATTCAAGATTGCAGTAGCTACAGTGGGCGCTGGAGCAGCCCTTGTTGCACTTGGAACAACAATCTCTGGGATTGGAGCCGCAATGGGCATGGCGGCCACAGTTGCCACTGGTATTGGCACAGCCATTGCCACATTGGGTTCGGTATTGGCATCCATCCTCTCGCCCATTGGACTGGTGATCGCAGGCGTGGTCGGACTGGCAGGCTACTTACTCTATGTCTCGGGTGTGGGTGGGAAGGCTCTCACATGGCTATCCAGCATGTTCATGAACTTGAAGAGCACTGCACTGGCAGCCTTTCAAGGTATCACCGACGCACTGGCAGCCGGTGACATGGCCCTGGCAGCCAAGATACTGTGGCTAACGCTCAAAATGGAGTGGCAGCGCGGTGTTGGCTGGCTGCAGGAAAAATGGATCGGCTTTAAAGAATACTTTCTGTCGGTCTGGACCGATGCAGTCTACGGACTTTCAAAAATCATGACCAGTGCCTGGGCTGGACTACAGTCGGTTTGGACTGAGACTGTCGCTGCCATGTCCACGGCTTGGACCGTGTTTTCCAGTGGGGCAGTATCTGCCTGGAAGGGAGCCCAGAACTTTATTGCCAAGGGCATCGTGCGACTGATGGGCATGCTGGATGACTCGGTCGACGTCGAAGGCACCATGAATATCCTACAGGGAGATTTTGAGCGCGACGAGCAATCAAGACAGAAGGCCACTCAGGCACAGCTCCAAAACATTGAAACAGGTCGCCAGCGCCGGCAGTCAGACATCGAAAACCAGCGGACGGGTACTATTGATAATCTGGAGCAAGATCGTCAGCGAACCCAGGCTGATCAGAAGCGGCGACTGGGTGGCGATCTGAAACAGTCTGAGCAGGCCCTGGCCGAAGCCCGCAGGGAATGGGAGAAGGCTTTGGCCGAAGCGGCTGCTAAACGCATGGACGCCCAGGCTGGCCAGGGGCCGGAGAGCATCAAGCGGGCAGAACTGGAGCTGGATGGCCTGGATGATGTGATCGACTCCACTCGGCAAAAAGTAGACGTGGTGGGTACCTTTAATCCACTGGCAGCTGTCAGCCTGAGTTCCGACTCCTTGGGTGAGCGCACAGCCAAGGCCAGCGAACAGGTGGCTGCCAATACCAAGCGTCTGGTGCAGGAAGCACAGCTTGGTGGGCTGGTGTTTTCGTAAGCGGAGCCCAGTCACCATGCCCACCATCATCGAGCGTTTTGACAGCCGTGAAGCTACCGAGAGCCCGGACAGTGCATCGACCGATCTGGTGTACACAGTCGAGGGTACCGAAGACGATGCTGCAGTGCGCACGCTGGTCGAAGCCACTGTGCCTACCACTTACAACGGCCTGGTGCTTCAGTCT